ATCCGTAGTTACATCTATATCTTCTAACTGACCACCATATGTACTAGGATTCGTTGCTGTAATAGATTCACCATATCTATTCATAGCAACCAACGCAGTAACAGCAGAAGTTCCTAAATTAGAAGGCAATGGATCTACTGGCAAACTAACAGAATCATCTTTATATTCATTACTCCATACTCCCAATACTCCTCCAGTTACAGGCTCTTCTACTCCTATTAGATATAGAAAAGAATTTATACTTGAATTTATCATAGTAGCACAGGTAGAGGGAGTGTTAAGAATATCATTTATATTTGTCACATTTGTAGACAAAATCCCAAGAGCATCAGACATAGTAGAAGACAAAGATCCTTTAACTGCTATAACTGATTTTTTATTCATAGATATAAATTCAGTAGCATCCGATATAATACCTTCTCTAGAAAATCCTAAGTTTGGTATTTCAAAATTTTCTACGAAACAGTCACATGACTGATCACGAGACTTGTCTGCAGATTCATCTACAGTCCCAATATAATCAACCGAACTGATAAATCCAACATCTTCACCAGTACGAACAAATGTCATATCAAAAATAGCTATACCACCACGATCAAAATTCTCTCTAATCCTAGCTTTTCCAATTAAAGCAACCATTTGAGAACCTAAGAATGGATGAACCAACGTCCCAGGACCTTCCTGTCTTAAAGCATCTATTAGCTCATCTCGTTCATCAAAATAGTTATGTGCATTTTCCATATTTTGAACTACATATCCTGTTATGGTAAATTCATCAGTATCTTGACATATATCTTCAACATAAGGAGTATCTATACCAGGAAATTGATGTACAATATTACATCTACCAATACTTACCTCAGATAATTGAACCTTAAATGGAACTCCTCTGAAACTAGCATCTTGTAAACTATCCCTCCAACTCATTTTATGGTATACCTCCCAAGTTCTGACCTACATAACCATCAGTACTTAAATTTACTTTAGCATCACCCTTCTTCCTATTTACACCTTCCATAGTAACTGAAGATCCTGCATCTGTAGTCACTTTTAAATTTATATCCGTTTCTGATTTATTAATTACTGATCCTCCCATAGCTTTGATCTCTGCTTCAGATATTTTAAAACCTTTTCCAAGAGACATCGGTTTTGTTCCCATAGGAGCTACACCAGCTTCTGTCATTCTTGCAGTAGCTTGTAATTTCTGTCCTCTAGCTGCTGCTTGTGCGACAGATTCTTTTACTCCTTCTTTAGTTTGAGTACTCCATTTCTTATCAAATGGTTTTAATTCATTTCTAAAATGTCTTACTGCTAAATACAATGCAGTTATTGATCCAGCAATCGCAAGTACAGCAAGTGCTATTGGATTCGATGCTATAGAAAATAGAAAAGGTAACTTTCCAACTACAATAGATAATGTCCCTAATGCCTTGGATACCGGACCTATTGCAGCTGCTATTGCTAATAAAGAAATTACAGTTTTTTGCTTACCAGTACTAAGCTCTCTAAATCCCTCTAATACTGGAGTCATATCTTCTAATATACTTGAAAATGCAGGAGCAAGTATATCTCCCGCACTTTGTCTAAATACTTGAAACTGAGATTTAAATTGTTTCCATGTATGAGCATTCTTTCCAATACCTTCTGTCTGTCGTTTAAAAGCTTCATCCGTAGCTCCAATTGCATTTACCATCTCTTTTTGTTTTGATATAAAATCTTTATGCTGTGCTCCAGTTAAAGCAAAAGCTGCCAATAGAGCCTCTTTCCTTCCACCTAAGACTTCTGTAAATAATTCTTCATTACCTTTTACAACATCTATTAACATTCTAAGAGTATTAACGATACCTTCTTTCTTTGTCATTTCTATAGAATTTTTATGCATCGTTCCAAACTTCTCATTTATAGCTTTAATGGCTGCTGGCATCTTTCCACTCGGTTTTAATAAAGATGTTAAAACAGCTGCTAACTGAGTAGATACCTCAGCAGTATTTCCCGTAACACCTGTCAAAGCAGCAAAACCTGCAAACATTTCTTCTTGAGTAATATTCAACTTAGAAGCTAACGGAGCTACTTTACCAATAGATGCCGCCAATTCTGGAAACGTCGTGGCTCCTAACCTTACTGTCGTAAAGGCAAGATCTGATGTATGCTTTACAGCCTCTGCAGTAGTATCTCCATATGCCTTAGTTACACCAGATGTCAAATTTATAGCTTCCTTAGTCGTTGCAATTCCAGCAGTCGCTGCCTTTGCATTTAAACTTAAAAGCTTCATAGATTCGGCTCCATCCCCAAATACTGATATGACCTGATATAAACCTCCTGCCATATCATCAGTAGATTTTCCAAATTCTATTGCCATATTCTGAACTTCTTTTTTCATACCCTTGATCCTAGATCCAATAGACTCTGTGCTACCTGATAGAAGCGTAGATACATTTGCCATAGCAGTATTAAGATCACCTGCTGCTTTAAGAGAAAATGTTCCAAATGCAGTAAGAGGGAGTGTTACCCTAGTAGACATCCAATTACCTATCTTTGAAAAAGTAGTTCCTAGTTTTAAAGCCCTAGAAGTTATTGATTTAAAAGTATCCTCAAAAGATTTTTTCATTTCTTTATTTTCTCTAGTAATCTCTCTTATAGGACTCTTTAAAGAATTTAAACTTCTAGTAACTTTCTTTAGAGGTTGGGTAACCTTATCTATTGCTCCCAATAATATACTAATACTAAAATCAGCCATTGTTTCTTTTTTCCTTTATCCAATTAAATCCTGTAATCCAGAATCGCAAATCATTCATATACATTTCGCATATGTCCCTATCAGGAAAGTTAAAATGGTCTGCTATGACCCACATCATTTCTTTCCAATTTATAGGGACTTCGGTAAGAAAGGGACTAATGCCCTTGACACTTTATCTATTTCTCTCAAGTCAATTTGATCAGCTACCTCTACTGGGATGTCAGCGGAATACGCTGCAAGGGGAATTATAGCACTTGGATGCAAATCTCCATTATTTAGAAATGATCCTTCAGGAAGTGCTCTTAAGTGTTTTCCTTGTAATCTTTTTAATACTAATTTTTTTACTTCTACTTTTTCAATTCTTGGTCTATTGTTTTCTATTACTGTTCTTTCCATCTCTAAAGGATAATCTAATGTTATAGAAACTGTATAATCCTTGGGTAATGTCTTTGGAGCCTCTTGCTCTTGCTCCTGTTCTTGATCTTTTTTTATTTCCTGATTTTCCATTTTAATTTACCTTTTAAATACATCAGAGCGGGAGGAATTGCACCTCCGCATTCTGGCTTCAATCAAAACCAAAGTTCTCCTACTGAACTACGCTCTGACTTTGATTTAACCTAACTTTTGCTATATATACGTCTATTCCATTTACTCTTCATCCATTTTCTTATGTATATTCTGTTTTTCATATTTTAACTTTCTGCAAGTTTTTTTAATCATATGATATTTAGTATATGTTCCATATCTATAGTAATTTTTAAAAGTCTTTCTTAACTGTCTAGGTTTCATATCATATCCCATCTAATTTCACGACTCAACGATCCAGATTAGAGATGAAACTGGCTTGAGTATATAATTACCCTTTACCAGTTTCCATATCTAAATTTACTTAATTGAGTAGATCATTTTATGAAGTAACTGTCGTCTCTGTCCAATACGGTCCTTCAAACACTACAGTCGTTTCACCTTCACCGCCTGTCAAAGTCATATTTCCTAAACAGGTAACACCATCCATTGTATAGGTTTTTCCGGTTCCTCCAGCCCTTCTAAATATTATAGTACCGTCTCCATTGATTCTTGCCAATGTATCCAGTAATATATCCGACCTGTCTGTTATGGTTACTTCGCATCTACCAGTAATAGGTCTCTCCACGTAACCATGTATTCCGGTAGGTCCTACAATAGCTTCCCTCTCAAATGCAGGTTCTCCACTTATACCAAGACCACTTGCAGTAGCTCCAGCCTTATTTAATAATGTCAATCCATTTACGATTATTTCCACTCGTCCTGTAATTTCTGCCATTTATATTACCTCCCTTCCTTATAATATGAACTGTACTAGACCAGCTAGTACTCTAAATTGATTAATCAAATCAGGAGGTAACAATACATTCACTCTATTTCGATCTGTCACATCTCGCTCTACTACTAAGTTTTCAATAAAATCATCTAGGTTCTCGATATATCCTTTATCTCTTAAGAGAGTAAACAAAGCAATTGTTTCCTGTTTTATCATACTCGGTGTTGCTACATAAGTTCCAGGTTGAACTGGAAATCCATCATCTGCTAATTTAAATCTCGGTGCGAGAAATCGTGTACTCATTCTACTTACCCACTGATCTCGTATTTCTCCAAGAGTAGCCATAGTATTTACATCCAAAAAAGTAGGATCAGATATACCGAGTGCATTAGTCTGATATGTGGTAATACATCGTTCTATCTGAATCTTCCCACCATCACTAACTTTAAAAGTAGAAATACCATCATAAAGTAAAACATCTCGTTCTGCCCTTGTAAACCTACTTTCAACTGGAGGAGGAAGAATACCATCCAACTCTAAATAATGAAGCGGTCTTGCAGGATCCTGATTCAAATACTTAGCTCCCTTAGCACCCCATGCAGCAGACCACTCTTCTGGAGACGTAGGACTATCGTACATACCAATAATAGTATTATAAGGTGAGTTCCTACTATTTCCCAAAGTAGTACAGCTTGCATTTGTTCCTCTAACACATGTAAATCCATGTCCTTGCTTTTGTTCTAATGGACCAAATCTATCTTCTAATTCATCTTCTAATTCTGTTAGGTTCGCACTATCAATATAAGGTTGTATAATATAATTAAACCTTTCATCATCAATAGCTGCCCATACATCAGCCAAATCAGTAGTTCCAGCTCCATCAGCAAATCCAGTAATCTGTACAGAATCTCCACCAGAGAACGCAGCTGGCATTGATTGCCATGTATAATAATTGTCCCTTACATCTAAATAATTTCCTTGAGTTCCACTACATACTGCAATTAAATTTACAGCAGAAGTAGCATTTGTACTTGCCGTACATGGTAAAGTTGAATCCGCATTCACATAATCTACTATAATACTATTCACATCAGTCGTACTCCAAGCTGATGTCATAGGTACTTGCACATCTATTCCATCAATCATCAAATAATAAGTTCCAGCTCCAGCAGTAGAAAATCCATTTGCAGATAAAGCTACAGATGTTTGTAAAGTCGCAGAAGCTTTATCAGTTCCACCACTTACAGCCATTGCATATAATTCCGTATTAGGATTATTTTGCTTAAATGCTTTACACATCCTAGCTATCTCGGAACCATTACCAAAATATCCCTCTGCCATATTATCTTGAGAAATTGCTACTAATGTCCAATAGTCTTTTTCACCTACAACAGCTCCACCACTGTCCAAAGCATTTCCCAAAATTAAAGCTTTATGAGGATTAGCATATAATCCCTTTAATGCTCTTGATCCATCAATTTCAGCATGTACTCCCGGAGTTCTTATTGTATCGGGAATATTCGCTATAGTTATTGCCATAATTATTTCCTCCTTTTACTGTTTTTCGTCTCCTTCACTGTCTCTATCTCAGGTTTAGCAACAGGAGCCTCTCCTAAGGTAACATCTCCACAAATAAGTCTCCGTCTCCAATATCGTCCTTCTGGACCAGTCCAAGGCTTATACATACCCTGTTCTGGAAGAGGAGTCTTTGTTCTTGGATCCCTCACTAATAGTCCTTTTCTAGGAACGATC